CTACTCGGCAATCGCGAATCGACAAGCGGCGGCGGGCCAGGCTCATGGCCGCTGGACTTTGCAGCCGGTGCGGGAAAGCCCCGTTCGTCGCGGGCCGGACACTCTGTCATGGGTGCCTGATTGTCCAGCGGGCTCGGACGACCAACTGTCGGGCCGGCGGCGCACTGGACGACAAGGACGATCTACCGTGCGATTTCGAGCGCGACCTGTCCGTTATCCCGTCCAACTGCCTGCCGTGCGTCGGGCTGGACTGCCCGCGGCTGGTGCTGGTGGGGGCGGAGTATCGACGATGGAAGCTGGATATCGGGATGCCGTGGTGCGTCTGCGAGGCGTGCTCCGTGCGGGTGGCGGGGATGGGGGGCGACGAATGAGGGTGGAGATTGGGGAGGGTGTTGGCGTGAGCTACCGAGAGTTCCTTGACCGAAAATCCCAGCTTGCCGGCGACAGTGGCTTCGAGCCGCTTTGGCTGCCGGACTTTCTGTTCGACTTTCAGCGGGCACTGGTCGAGTGGGCCGTGCGGAAGGGGCGGTCGGCAATCTTCGCCGACTGCGGCCTGGGCAAGACACCGATGCAATTGGTATGGGCGGAAAACGTTGCCCGCAAGACGAACCGTCCCGTCCTGGTCGTCACGCCGCTGGCCGTCGGCCCGCAGACCGTGCGGGAGGCTGAGAAGTTCGGCGTTGAGGCGAAGCAGTCACGAGACGGCAGCCTGCCCGGGAAGATCGTCGTCACGAACTACGAGCGACTGCACCACTTCGACCCGACGGCGTTCGCGGGCGTTGTGTGCGACGAGTCGAGCATTCTGAAGAACTTCACGGGCGCGACCCGAAAACACCTGACTCGGTTCATGAACAAGACGCCCTACCGGCTGCTCTGTACGGCAACTGCGGCACCGAATGATTACGTCGAGTTGGGGACCACGTCCGAAGCCCTTGGCGAACTGTCTCATTCCGAGATGCTCCGCCGGTTCTTTGCCCAACTCGATGACAAGGGCCAGAAACGGGAACTGAAGAAGCAGGAGCACGCCGAAGCGCTCATCGCTTCCGACCCGAGTTACTACCGCAAACTCGCCTTCCGCGTCGCGCAGACAATCGGTCAATGGCGGTTGAAGCATCATGCTGTAACGCATTTCTGGCGCTGGGTTGCGTCCTGGGCGCGGGCTTGCCGAAAGCCATCGGATTTGGGCTTCGACGACGATGGTTTTGTGCTGCCGCCGCTTGAGGAGCGCGACCACGTCATCAGCCCGAAGAGCCCGCCGCCCGGACACCTGTTCAACGTGCCGGCGTTCGGGATGCACGAGGAGCGACAGGAGCGCAAGCGAACCATGACCGAGCGCTGTGACTACGTCGCTGGGCTCGTTGACCACAAGCAGCCGGCCGTGGTCTGGTGCCACACAAATGACGAGGCGGATCGGCTGGTTGAGGTGATTCCCGGCTCCGAACAAGTCGCCGGCCGCACGCCAGATGACCGCAAGGTCGATCTCTATGAGGCCTTCGCTGCCGGCTCGCTGCGGGTGCTGGTGATCAAGCCGAAAATCGGCGCGTGGGGACTGAATTGGCAACACTGCAACCACGTCGTGACGTTCCCGTCGCATAGCTACGAGCAGTACTACCAGAGCGTCCGCCGCTGCTGGCGCTTCGGCCAGAAGCGGCCCGTCCGCCTCGATGTCGTCGCGACCGAGGGCGAGGAGCGGGTTTTGTCAAACATGAGGTCGAAGGCGCAGAAGGCAGACGCGATGTTCGCCGCGCTGGTCGCCGAGATGAGCAACGCGGTCAGAGTTGAGGTCGAGGACGTTTACAAGGGCAGCACGAGGGTTCCGCAATGGCTGTGATGGATCAGGTAGTTACCGAGCAATACGCGGCGTACTGTGGCGACTGCGTCGAGGTGATGCGCGACATCCCCGACGAGTCGGTCCACCTGACGCTCTACTCCCCGCCGTTCGCTGGCCTGTACCAGTACAGCAGCGACCCGCGGGATATGAGCAACGCGATCGGAGCGGATGAGTTTTTCGAGCACTACGGCTACTGCATCGACGAGCTTGCCCGCGTCACGTTGCCAGGCCGGATTAGTGCCGTTCACTGTATGGACATTCCGCTGAGCAATTCCGGTTGCGACGCGATGTTCGACCTGCCCGGGCGCATCATCCGTGAGCACGAGTCTCGAGGATTCGCCTACGCAGGCCGGCGGGTGATCTGGAAAGAGCCGCTCATGGTCCGCAACCGGACCATGATGAAGTCGCTGCACCACTCGACGCTTTGCGACGACTCCACCCGCTGCAGCATCGCCAACGCTGATTACCTGTTGATGTTCCGCCGCCGCGGCGAGAACGAAGTTCCCGTCGCGCACCCGACCGGCCTACTACGGTATGTCGGAGAGAATCAGCCGCCCGCGGATTTGGCTGGATACCGCGGCATGAATGGTGATCAGAAGCAGAACAAGTATTCGCAGTATGTGTGGCGGCAATACGCCTCGTCGGTCTGGATGGACATTCGCATCGACCGAGTGCTGCCGTACCGCAAGGCGAAGGGCGAAGAGGACGAAAAGCACGTCCACCCGCTGCAACTTGATGTCATTGAGCGGGCCGTTGTGATGTGGAGCAACCCCGGCGAAACGGTGCTCACGCCGTTCATGGGCGTCGGTTCTGAAGTCTACGGGGCGGTTATCAACGGCCGGCGAGCCATCGGGATTGAGTTGAAGCCGGCTTACTTCCGGCAAGCCCTGTTGAATCTGGAGCAGGCCGCGGAGCAGTCGGACGGAACGGCGGGCCAGGGAAGCCCGGTATTGTTCGCGTAAGTAAAGGCGGCCTTCGGTACGGCGTGGGCTCCCTCTTCGACCCCACCGCCGCACCAACGCTGTTTTCGTCACCCGGCTGACTGGGGCGGGGGCAAGAGGGGAGGGAATCGGGATGACCTGTCGGCACTGCCAGAAGCAGAAAGTGAATCGGCCCCGCGGGCTCTGCTGGAGTTGAGAAAAATTCCGACCTACGGAGACAGGCGCAGGCCCCCTCGAAATGGCAGTATGGGAATTTGGTGCCCACATACATCCTGTTAGCCGTTTTGAGAGTCACACGATGAAGCAGCTTGACTTAGACAGCATGACAGCCGCCGACCGTTTCGCCATCCTCTACCGGATTTGGGCGAAGGTTGACCGGGTCATTGTTGGCTGTTGGGAGTGGAAGGCGTCTTTGACGAACGCGGGTTACGGACAGTTGAACGTGAACCGATATCCGCACCTCGTCCATCGCCTCGTTTATGACCTGTGCGTCGGTTCGTGTGCTGGCAAGTTCGTCTGCCATCACTGCGACAACCGAAAGTGCTGCCGGCCCGATCACCTGTTCTTAGGGACAGCAGCTGACAACACCGCAGACATGATGGCAAAGGGCAGAGGAATATTCGTCGGGCCGAATGAATCCGCCAAGGGCGAGCGGCACGGCATGGCGAAGCTGACTGCTGCCAGTGTGATTGACATTCGCCGCCGCTATCGGGCGGGTGGAGTCACGCAACCGCAGTTGGCTCGCGAGTACGGCGTCAGTGACGCCCATATTTGCGGGATCATTAAGCGGAAGTTTTGGGCTCACATTCAAGAGGAAGACGCGGCATGAACTGCCGACATTGCAACCAACGGAAAGCGAACCGGGCAAGGGGGCTGTGCTGGACGTGCAGCCTCAACCCTGACGTTCGCCGGCTATATCCCGGCTCAACGCACAAGATGGCGCGGCGTGCCGAGAAGAAAGACTTCTTTGGTGGGTACAAGCCACCATGCGAACCAACTACGGCAGCACCGGCGACGCCCGAAAAGTTAGCTGTGCTCGCTGAGCGTGCGGCCCGTGGCGAATCACTGTGGCATCCAGACGACGGGGTCGGCAGCGAGCCCGACCTGTCGTGAGTAGTGCCCGCCGGGGCGGTCCCGGCGGTGGCCCGCGGAAGTAAGGAGCCGCGGGCCTAAATCACGCCGGGGCGTTCCCGGCGGGCCGGTGTCGGGAGCGTGCGCCCGGCACCGGCTGATTATCTCGGGGGCCAATGGCCGTCACGCTCCAACTTTTCACGGACGGCCTGATTGACCCATTCCGTGAAGTCGGTGCCGATAGCCTTCGATGCAGCATCTACGGGAGCGATGAACACTGCCCGGATGCCGGTCATGCGGCGAGGCTTGTGGCGGTCGCCCGTTCGGTTCTTTTTCGGTGCCATGATGGGAATTGTGGGCACCATGCGAGCCTGTAGCAACACGGCCATAGCTCCTTGTGGTTGCGTGCTAAGAGGTATTCTAGCCCACTGGCATAATCTTTGACAGTCAACCTTGACCGGTGGTATCCACCGCGTTACGATAGGGTAGGGTTAAACCGTGCAAGCCAACGAAAAGGAAGTGCCCATGTCCACCAACGCAATCGCC